CACCGGTGTCAGGCCCGACATTCGTCGATGCCACCATCGGCGGCAAACGTCTGCGCCGCGGTGCCCGGCTGTGGTCGGTGGCCACAGCGACGTTCAAGACCGAGACCTACCGCTTCTTGCGGCTAGAACGCCCAAGCGATGAAGACCGCGCGCTGGGCGCCCTCGACGCGCCCGGCACGGTGCATCTGCCCGACTGGATCGACACCGAATGGCTGAAGCAGCTGGTGGCCGAACAGCTGGTCACCGTGCGCAACAAGCGCGGTTACAGCCACCCCGAATGGCAGAAAATGCGCGAGCGTAACGAGGCGCTGGACTGCCGCGTCTATGCCCGGGCGGCGGCGTGGATCATGGGCGCGGATCGCTGGGACGAGGCGACATGGCGACGGCTTGAAGAACAGGCCGGGGTGGAAAACCGCCTGGCACCACAACCCACTGCTCTTTCTGAACCAGCAGCACCCGCCGCACCCAAGGCCGGAACACCAACCACGCCACGGCGCAAACGCCGGGCTTACACACCGAACTTTATGAGGGATTGAGATGGATCTGGAACGGATGCGCGCCTTGCTGGCCGCACTGCAGGAAGCGCGCTACGCAGGCGTTCGCTCTGTCAGCTATGATGGCAAGTCGATCAACTACGGCTCGGACACGGAACTTGCCAACGCGATCAGCGATCTGGAAAGTCGGATTGCCACGGCCAATTCTGGCAGGCCACGTCGCCGCCGCTGGGGCACTGTCGCCTCGAAAGGCCTGTGATCCATGGCGTTCGAGGCTTTCCGCCAGCGCATTGGCTCGATCATCGGTGGGTTCGATGCGGCGCAGGCGCATCGTCGCCTGCGCGGGTTCCGGGCCAGCCGCGCGCATGTGAATACGCTGATCGCAGCCTCGGGCGACACCATCACCGCCCGTGCCCGCTGGCTGGTTCGGAACAATGGCTATGCAACGAACGCTGTGGAGTCCTTCGCCAGCAATGTCGTCGGCGATGGGATCAAACCCTCGTCGACGATCACGGATGCGGCAAAAAAGGAAGAGCTGCAGGCGCTGTGGCTGGCCTGGACGGATGACGCTGACGCGGAAGGCCTGACCGATTTTTACGGGCTGCAGCGCCGGGCCGCCCGAGAGGTGTTTCTGTCGGGCGAGGTCTTCATCCGCATCCGGCCCCGGCGCGCGGAAGACAGTCTGACCGTGCCGCTGCAATTGCAGATGCTGCCTGCGGAAATGCTGCCCTTGGACATGAACCGCACCCTGTCCGGAGCCGGGCTGATCCGCCAAGGGATCGAGTTTGACTCCATTGGCCGCCGCGTGGCCTATCACTTCCTGCGTCGCCATCCAGGTGATCTGACCGATCCGGGCCTCACCAATGAAACCGTCCGTGTTCCAGCGGCAGATGTGATCCACGTCCTTGACCCAGTCGAGGCAGGCCAGTTGCGCGGCGTGTCGCGGTTTGCCGCCGCAATCGTCAAGCTGTTCACGCTGGACCTCTATGACGACGCGGAGCTGGAGCGGAAGAAAATCGCGGCGATGTTCGCAATGTTCATCACCTCGCCAGCGCCCGAAACCCCGCTGGAGCCGACTGAAGAGGATTTGCAGGTTGAGCCCGGCCAAGTGGTGCGGCTTGATCCCGGCGAGGATGTCTCGACCCCGTCCACGCCAGATTCTGGTGGCACCTATGAGCTGTTCCAATACCGGACCCTTCTGCAAGTCGCGGCGGCGCTGGGCATCCCTTACGGCTATCTGACCGGCGACACCGCCAAGGGCAACTTCTCCAATACGCGCATCTCTCTGATCGAATTCCGCCGCCGCATCTCGGCCTTGCAACATGGTGTGCTGGTGTTCCAGCTGTGCCGCGCGGTTTGGGCCCGCTGGATGGATGTAGCTGTGCTGTCGGGTGCCATCGATCTGCCCGGCTATGATCAACAGCGGCGCAAGTATCAGGCCTGCGCCTGGTTGCCGACCAAATGGGACTGGATCGATCCGATGAAGGACGCCTCTGCCGAGATCCTGCAGATCGAGTCCGGGCTGAAATCGCGCACGCAGGCCATTTCCGAACGCGGCTATGACGCCGAACAGGTCGACCGCGAGATTGCCGCGGAACGCAAACGCGAATTGGCGCTGGGCCTCGACTTCCGCCGTCCGGGATCCCCTGCCCAAGGACCGGGCGCTGCCAGCGGCAAGGATGACAAGGAGGACGGCGCGGAAGGCGACGACGCGCCTGAAGATGCCGAAGACGAACCTGCCCCCAAGGATGAACCGTGATGCACCACGCCCAGATCGCCCAGCGCGCCTTCAACACACCCCTGATGGTCGACCCGGCAAAGGCGCTGGCCTTTCTGTCCGGGCTCGGGCCTCGCATCACGGGGCAGGAAATCACCTTCCATGGGCTGGAAGTGGAAGCCGCTGACCAGACAACCGCCAGCCTGCCCGCCCGGGCGTCGCTGTTCGGAAATGACCTCGCCCAGCGCCACCAGCGAAATGGCAGCCAACCCTTCGCCGTAATCGACGGCATTGCCGTGATCGAAATTGCGGGCACACTTGTGCACCGTGGTGCATGGATCGGGCAATCTTCCGGACTGACCTCCTATGAGGGGATCGCGGCCCAACTGCAGGCCGCGCTGTCCGATCCCGGCGTGCGCGGCATTGCGCTCGACATCGACAGCTTTGGAGGCGAGGTGGCGGGTGCCTTCGATCTGGCCGACCGCATTCGGGTGGCGCGGGCACAAAAGCCGGTGCATGCCTTCGTGGCCGAACACGCGCTGTCCGCTGGCTACGTTCTGGCCTCCCAAGCTGACCGCATCATCCTGCCCCGCACCGGTGCTGTCGGCAGCATTGGCGTGGTGGCGCTGCACACCGACATGAGCGGGGCGCTGGACCAAAAGGGCATCGCCGTCACGCTGATCCATGCCGGGGTCCACAAGATTGACGCCAATCCCTACCAGCCACTGCCCGACGCCGTGCACGACCAGATGCAGCGTGAATTGGAGGTCGTGCGCTTTCTCTTCGCCGAAACCGTCGCCGCCGGTCGCGGGGATCGGCTCAGCGATACCGCCGCACTTGCCACCGAAGCGGCTGTGTTTCGCGGTGCCGATGCCATCGCCGCAGGTCTCGCCGACGATATCGCCGATCCCGTCACGGCCTTCCACGCTTTCGCCGCCGCACCCCGCGGCACTACTCCCCCCAGCAGAAAGGGTCCACAGATGACCATCATGCCCACCGATACACCGAACCCGGCACCGACAGCCGTCACCAGTCCCACACAGACGACAACGACGGCCGCACCAACGATGCCCGTGTCGTCGGTTGCAGCGGCACCCGACACAACGGCAATGAACGCCGACGCTGTTCGTGCAGAAGCAGCCGAGGTCGCGCAGGTCTGTGCCCAAGCCGCCCGGCTGGGTGTGTCCATCGACGCAGCCGACGCAGTCACGCGCGGGTTGAAGCCCGAAGCCCTTCGTGCGCGCGTCCTCGCCGATCTGGCCGCCCGCAGCGATGCCGCTGGCATCATCGCCACCGCCCCGGCTGCGGCGGCTGCAAAAGACAGCCCGATCATCGCAGCTGCCAAAAAGGCTGCAACCGACGCCAAGCGCTGATCCAGCGCCCACTTCCCTCACCCCAAAACATGGAGACTGATCAATGCCCGTCCTGACGGAACAGCCCAGCATGGGCGATGTCCTCAAATATGAGGTCAACCCGACCTACACCCGCGAAGTGATCACCCTGCTGATCGGCATGCCGTATCCCGTCGGTTCGGTCCTGGGGCGCATCACCGCCAGCGGCAAATACAAGCTGGCCACCAGCGGTGGCGCGGACGGTGCGCAAACCGCCAGCGCAGTCCTCCTTTATGCCATCGATGCCACGCTGGCGGACGCCACGGGCATTGTGGTGGCACGTGGCCCCTCGATCGTGTCGCGCTCAGGCCTCGCCTATGACGCTACCGTCGATGACGCCGCGAAGATCACCACCAAGCTCGGCCAGCTTGCGGCCGTCGGCATCATCGCCCGCGACGGCGTCTGACGCCCACCGGCGCGGCGCATCCATATCCATCCCTCTTTCCCCCGGAGCACCCCATGACCCTTGTCCGCAATCCCTTTGACGCTGGCGGCTATTCGCTGGCCGAGATGACGCAGGCCATCAATATCCTGCCCAACCTCTACACCCGCCTCGGCCAGATCGGCCTCTTCCGCTTCGAGGGCGTCAGCCAGCGGTCAGTGATCATCGAGCAGTACGAGGGCGTGCTGAACTTGCTGCCCTCCGTCCCGTTGGGCGGCCCCGCCACCGTCGGCACGCGGGAAGGCCGATCGATGCGGTCTTTCGCCCTGCCATGGATCCCACATGACGACGTGATCTTGCCCGGCGACATTCAGGGCCAACCCGCGCTGGGCGTCTTCGACGGGGCCGACCCGCTGGTCGAGGTAATGAACCGCAAGCTGCAGCTGATGCGCCGCAAGCACGCCCAGACCCGCGAATACATGGAGATGAACGCCCTGCGTGGCATCGTCAAAGACGGCGCAGGCATCACGCTCTACAACTACTTCACCGAGTTTGGTCTCGCGCAAATCTCGGTGGACTTCGTGCTGGGCACGGCTGGCACCAATGTTCAGGGCAAGGTGCGCGAAGTCCTGCGCGCCATGGAAGACAACCTGCTGGGCGAAAGCATGAGTGATGTGCATGCCCTCGTCAGCCGGGAATTCTTCGACAAGCTGATCGCGCATCCCAAGACGGAAGAGGCCTACAAGTTCTATGCCGCCACGGGCGCGCAGCCCCTGCGCCAAGATGTGCGGCGCAACTTCCCCTTCGCGGGCATCGTGTTCGAAGAATACAGCGGGACGGTGACACTTTCCACCAAAGCCACCGAACGGCTGGTCCCAGCCAGCGAGGGTATCGCCTTCCCCTTGGGCACGATGGACACCTTCACCACCTATGGCGGCCCGGCCAACCTGCTGGAGGCAGCGAACACCATGGGCTTGCCACTCTATGCGCGCCAGCATCTGGATGAGAAGGGCCGCTGGATCGACCTGATGACCGAGGCCTCGATCCTGCCAGTGAACAAGCGGCCGCGCATCGCGATCCGCATTCACACCTCGAACTGACAGGTCCGCCATGAACGTCTTTGCCGCCGCCGTGGACCGCATCTATGCCAACCCGTGCATGGCGGTGGCGGCCCTGTGGATCTCTGCCACCACGTCAGAGGAAATGCCAATCCGTGTGATCCGCCGCGCCCCGGACCGCATCACCGAATTCGGGGCGGCGCGCTTCGTCAGCGATACCATGATGGTAGACGTGCGCGTCGCAGACCTGCCCGAGCCCCGCCCCGGCGATCTGATCGTGGTCGGGGCCGACAGCTTGTCTTATCCTGAACGCGGCTCCTGGGGT